TAGGCTCACGCAGTAGCGCAGAGCCGGGTCGTTGGCGCACCTCTCGCGCCGAATATCAACGCGGCATTATGGACGCCTGCACCGATCCGGCGGTGAAGGAAATTATTGTCATGGCTGCGGCCCAGACTGGCAAGTCTGAGAGCCTGCTCAACCTGATTGGCTACCATATTGATCTGGACCCAGCGCCCATTCTCATCATGCAGCCATCTTTGGAAATGGCTCGCGCGTTCTCGAACGACAGAATTACGGCTGGCTTGATCGATACGACTCCGTGCCTGCGCGGCAAAGTGGCGGAAGCCAAGGCCAAAGACAGCGGAAATACGATCCTGTCCAAGTCCTTTCCTGGCGGGCATGTGACGTTGGTTGGCTCAAACTCCCCCGCATCTCTGGCGTCTCGCCCGATCCGAATTGTGCTTTGCGACGAAGTTGATCGCTATCCAGTCTCCGCCGGGGCCGAGGGCGATCCGATCTCGCTGGCTCGGAAACGCTCGGCGACTTTCTGGAATCGAAAGTTGATCATGGTCTCGACTCCGACCGTCAAGGGTCAGAGCCGAATCGAACAGGCATTTTTTGAGAGCGATCAAAGAGAATATTTTATCCCATGTCCCGATTGCAATGAATTTCGCACGCTCAAATGGGCCAACGTCAAATTCGACAAAGAAGCGCCAGAAACGGCAGTCTATGTCTGCGAGGATTGTGGGTCAGTCTGGGACGATGCCAAGCGAATGCGGGCAATCCGGCGCGGCGAATGGCGGGCACAAGCCCCATTCAAAGGCACGGCGGGTTTTCGATTGTCGGCGCTCTATTCCCCTTGGATGAGCCTCGAGGACGGGGTGCGCGATTTTCTCGAGGCGCGAAAGCAACCGGCAACGCTCCGGGTCTGGATCAATACCTATCTCGGCGAGACTTGGGAGGAGGAGGGCCAGCGGGTCGATGATATCGGGGTCTCGGAGCGGCGCGAAGATTATGGCGACCAGCTGCCGGATGGCGTGGTTATCATCACTGCCGGGGTGGACGTTCAAGATGATCGCCTAGAATTGGAAATCGTCGGCTGGGGTCGAAACGAGGAATCTTGGTCGCTCGAATATAAAACAATTTATGGCGATCCATCTTCGGCGGTGGTCTGGGGAGAACTCGATACGCATCTCCGGCAAACCTATTTCCATGTCCGAGGGGTCGAATTGCCGATCCGATCAGCGTGCATTGATTCGGGTGGCCACCACACACAATCGGTCTATGCTTTCTGCAAGGCTCGAGAAGGGCGGCGCGTTTTTGCCATCCGAGGCGTTGGCGGCGAAGGCAAGCCTTTGGTCGGGCGTCCGACCATAAATAACGCACAGCGGGTGAAATTGTTTCCGGTCGGTGTCGATACAGCCAAAGAACTCGTCTATTCCCGGCTCAAAATCACAGAGCCCGGACCGGGATATTGCCACTTTCCGGCAAATTATGACGATGAATATTTCCGCCAGATCACGGCGGAGCAATTAGTTTCGCGCTATCATAAAGGATTCCTGCGGCGCGAATGGCAAAAGATCAGACCGAGAAACGAGGCTCTCGATTGCCGGGTTTATGCATTGGCGGCATATTCTTTGTTAAATGCCAATATGAATTTGGTGGCAGATAAGCTACAATCTCGCCCAACCGTATCCGAAACACCGACAGAAAACGTTGAGTCAAATCCGCAGCCGACCGAAATTCAACCTGCGATGACAGCGCGACCAGTCCGACGAGCACCGCAGCGCGGCGGCTTCGTGAATGGGTGGAGATAACATGGCGAACCTTTTTGATCCTGCTAATTCGCCTTTGATGGAGCCAGAAAAAATCGTCGTCGGTGATTTTATTCAATGGCGTCGAATGGACCTGACGGATTATTCTCCATCTCTCTACACCGCCACTTATGTTGCGCGAATTAGTCAGGGTGGAAATACAGAAGTTCAGGTAACAGGAACTTCTTATCAAGGCGGGTTTTTGTTTTCTGTAACATCAGATCAATCAGAACACTTTGTTGCTGGTCTTTATTATTGGCAACTCGAGATCGTTCGCAATTCAGACAGCAATCGAATTGTCGTTGATCGAGGGCAATTTGTCGCTGTTCCAGACCTTGATGTTAATGGCGCTGATCCGCGAACGCACGCTCAAATTATGCTCACCAAGATTGAATCTATTCTGCAAGGACGCGCCGATGGTGATGTCGCTTCTTATTCAATCAACGGTCGCAGCCTTACAAAGATTCCGCTCAATGATCTCATGACTTGGCGGGATAGGTATAAGGCTGAAGTGCATAAAGAAACTATGGAAGATCGTCGTCGTCGCGGAATCGGCACAGGCGCTAACATTTTGGTGAGGTTCTAAATGGGTCTGATCGACAAGTTCTTCGGTCGGAAGAAAAAGCCGATCTCGATTCGCCAATATGCTGCCGCGCAGAAAGGTCGGCTTCTCGCTGATTTTTTAGTGACGCAAAAGAGCGCAGACAGCGAAATCTATCCTGCTTTGCAGATCGTTCGTGATCGCTGCCGTGATGTGGCGCGTAATAACGATTACGCAAAACGATATTTGCAATTGATGACGACAAATGTTGTCGGTTCAACCGGCGTAAAGGTTCAAGTTCGTGGTCGGAATTCTGATCGTTCGCTCGATGCGCCCGGAAATACCATCATCGAAAATGCATGGTCGCGCTGGGGCACGAAAGGCATTTGCACGATGGACGGAAAGCTTTCTTGGCTTGATTGCCAAAGGCTTTTCATCGACACGCTTTGTCGTGATGGCGAAGTTCTTATCCAAAAAGTGAAAAACCGCAATCTTCCTCACGGATTTGCAATCCATTTCATCGAGGCAGATTATCTTGATGATAAATATAATCTGCGAGCGACTGAAAACGGAAATGAAATCCGTATGGGTGTCGAGATAGATAAATATGGAAAAGCAGTCGCTTATCATCTTCTTGAAAATCATCCCGGTGCTGATATCTATTCGCGTCAAACTAATGTCTTGAGAAAGCGAATTCCTGCCGAGGAAATGCTGCACGTCTATCTTCGAGATAGACCGCATCAAACTCGCGGAATGCCTAGCATGACAACGGCGCTCACGCGCCTAAAAATGCTTGATGGATATGAAGAAGCAGAACTCGTTGCAGCACGCATCGCGGCTGCAAAAATGGGCTTCTTTACATCACCGGCTGGCGATAGCTATGTCGGCTCCGATCTTGAAGATGTTCATAATCCAATCATGGAAGCGCAGCCCGGCACGTTTGAACAGCTCCCAGCCGGGATGCAATTCACGACATTTGATCCGCAGCATCCTGTTTCAGCCTTCGCTGAATTTGAAAAGGCTGTTTTGCGCGGAATCGCTTCAGGTCTTGGCGTCAATTATGTTTCGCTCGCAAACAATCTTGAAGGCGTTTCATATTCATCTATCCGTCAAGGAACGATGGAGGATCGCGACCATTATCGGATGATGCAACAATTCATGATCGAGCATTTTATCGAGCCAATTTTCAAAGATTGGCTTTTGATGGTCATGACAAAAGGCGTGATTCCAATTCCAGACACGAAATATGATAAATTTGCAGACAACCTTATTTTCCGCGCACGCGGATGGAATTGGGTCGATCCGCTTAAAGAAATCCAAGCGCATGTCGTTGGTTTGCAAAATGGCATTGTCACAATGCAAGACATCGCAGCGCATTATGGTCGTGATGTCGAAGAGGTTTTTGAACAGCTAGATGCTGAACGAGAACTCGCAGATCAATATGGAATCAAAACAGCATTCCAGCCATTCGGTGAAAAAGCACCGGCACCGCCGCTCGTAGTCGGCGAGGAGAATCCAAATGGCAACGTATAAAGGCATCGAAATTGATCTTGTGCCGACCGATGCAATGGTCGCCGAGGCAGAACGTGGGCTTGCATGGCGGCAGGAATTCGGTCGCGGCGGCACCGAAATCGGCATCGCTCGCGCTCGCGATATCAAGAACAAGGTCGATCTTTCTCCAGATACGATTCGCCGGATGACCAGCTTCTTTGCTAGGCACGAAGTCGATAAACAAGCAGAAGGCTTTTCTCCTGGCGAAGATGGTTATCCGTCAAATGGCCGAATCGCATGGGCTCTCTGGGGCGGCGATCCAGGCAAATCATGGTCAGAAGCAAAGGCGCGGCGCATGGATTCAATTGATGAAAACGACCGCGATCTTCATTCTTATGAAGAGCGTCCATATCCAAATGAACATGCAGCGCGAATCACTGATCCGGCTCAATATGATCGCTTTCGCCGCGACAACGATGCCTTCGGTGACGGGATTGATGCAATTTATGGCATCAAAGGTGAAAAAGCAGAATTGCAAGCAATTCGCTTTGACGCTAAATTATTCTCTCCGTCTGAGGCTCGAGCATGGCTTGACGATCACAATTATTCGCCAATTCAATTTGAAGAGGCGACCGGCGAGGCTGATATGACCAATGAAGAGCGCATGATGGTGAAGGTCGAAGTTGAAATCGACACTGATCCAAAGCCAGAGGCTCCAGAAGAGGATATGCCAGAAGGAGATATGGCTCAGCCTGATACGTCATCAGAAGATGAAGCTCCGATGGAAATTGCTCCAGGCGAAATTCTAAATGCAGAACGAGCAGCAGATCTTTCAAAACGCTCGATGTTCATGGCGGCAAAGCCGGTCGATGAAGAATCTCGGCGCGTCAAAATTGCAGTTTCTTCGGAAATGCCTGTCGAACGCGGCTTCGGGATCGAAGTTCTGGACCATTCGGCATCGAGCATTAATCTTGAATTTCTTGGATCAGGTCGCGCACCTTTGTTGCTCGATCACGATCCACGTCAGCAGATCGGCATCGTTGAAGATATCACCATCGATGGCTCGGCTCGTGTGATGCGAGCGACTGTTCGTTTCGGAAGAAGCGGGCTTGCCAAAGAGGTCTTTAATGATGTCGTGGACGGGATTCGGTCGAATATTTCGGTCGGTTATCGCGTCAACAACATGGTCCGAGAAGATGCGGCGGATGGGACGATCTTTCGCGTTAACGACTGGACTCCACTCGAAGTGTCAGTTGTCTCAATTCCTGCTGACTCGTCAGTAGGCGTTGGGCGTGCAGCTGATGTTCCTACCATCACGGTCGTTAAGGAGAATCCCATGACCGAAGTTAATCATGACGAAATCCGCGCTCAGTTTGCGCGTGATGCTAAGTCCATCATGGAACTTGGCGCAAAGCATAACAAGCGCGAACTGGCTGAAAAGGCTGTCGCTGACGGTCTCTCGATTGAGCAGTTTCGTGGCGTGATCCTCGATGCCATGGGCACCGAAGCTTTCGCTTCGAATGCTATGGTCGGTCTCAATCAGGCTGAAAAGCGTTCCTACAGCCTCCTCCGCGCTATCAATGCTGCTGCAACGAATGACTGGCGCAAGGCTGGTTTCGAGCGCGAAATGTCAGACGAAATTGCCAAGCGCACCGGCAAGGATGCTCGCGGCTTTTACGTCCCGAACGACATCCGCTGGGGTCAGCGCGATGTGACGACTTCGACCGGCACAGGCACTTCAAAGGGTGGCTATCTGGTCGGCAA